GGTATTGGCCTTCTGGGCTGCATTGGCCGCATCGGTGGCGGACTGGGCCGCGCTATCGGCGGTGGCCTTGGCCTGAGTCGCCACGCTCGACGCATTGGCAGCAGTGGTCTTGGCGTTGGCCGCGTCCGTCTTGGCCGAAGCCGCGTCGGACTTGGCGGACTTGGCGGACTCATTGGCGGTGTTAGCCAGCGTCTCCGCATTGCCTGCGGTCTTCTTCGCGCTCTCGGCAGCGGTCTGAGCGGCATTGGCCGCGTCCTTTGCCTGACCGGCAGTCGCGGTAGCACTCTTCGCAGCAGTCTGAGCCGCATTGGCGGTATCCTGAGCCGTCTTGGCCGCGCCATTCGCCGTGTCGGCGGTGCCTTGAGCCGTCTTCGCGGCGGCAGCGGCATTCTCAGCAGCCTTCTTCGCATCGGTGGTCTTCGCGGCGTTATCCGCGATGTCGGACTTCGCCTGAGCGATTTCGTTCGCGTTCTTCTCCACGTCGGCATAGCCCAAGTGGTTCCACGCGGAGCCATCCCAGACAAGCGTCTCAATCACGCGATCCGACAGCGGCACGAGCGCGGAAGGAGAATTATTGGCTTCGCCCTGCCAGTAGGTGTAGAAGTCGTCCAAGAGGCTCGGGCTGTTGTTTTTCTCGCCTTTCCACCTCGTCCAATATTTCTGCGTCTTGAGCCACAGGTCGCCGACGATCAGATTGTCCTTCGGCTCGTCAGGCCCACGGAAAGTGTGATTCTTTGAGTGGGCTTCGGCATACGCTTGAGCCGCCGACTCCTTCGCCTTGCTGATCTCGCCATTCGCGGTGGTCAGGTCGCTCTTGGTCTGCGCGATATCCTTCCGGGCCTGCGTCAGGTCGGTCTTGGCTTGAGCGAGCGTCTGATTCGCCGCGTCGAGATTAGACTTGTTGGCTTGGATGTCCTTCTGCGCCTGCGTCAGCTTCGCCGCATTGTCCTTCAACGCCGTCTGATTGTCAGCCAAATCCTTTTGAATCTGCTTGACCTCATCAGGCGAGACGGCGGAAGCCACGGTCACAGTGGCAATCGCAGACCAGTCAGACTTATTGCCCGCATGATCCACGGAGCGCAAGGCATAAGAGCGCTGTGAGCCAGCCGTCAGGCCGGTGACGACGTAAGCGCCCTGCCCCGACTGATTGGCGCTGATGACCTGCATTCCAGCGGCATTGACGCCCTCGCACACCTCGATATGGTCGAAATCCGATTCCATCGACGCGCCAGTGGATGTCTTGCCGTCCCAGTGGACGGTCACCACGCCTAGCTTGGATGAGACTGTCGGCTTGGAGGGCACTGAGCACGGCGTCGTATCGGATTCGACGGTGGCCACGACGATGCTCGACCATTCGCCAAGCTTGTCCGAATACGTCGGCACAGCCCTGACGCGCACCTCAATTTGTGTGCCACAGTCAAGACCGCCGAAGCCGAGCTGCGTCTTATCCGTCGTGCCCGCCGAATGCCACGGCGCACCATCCACATGCTTGCGCCACTCGATGGCGTAATTGCTGATTTCGATGGCCGTGTTATTCGTGGCTTCGGTCACAGCAGACCACATGGCGGTGGCCAAGCCGTGTGCGAAACCGTCCGAGCCAATGTAGGCGTCGGTCTGCACGACCAGACCCTGCGGCGCCTTCGGCACGCGATGATCATGGTCAGTGGAGACAGTGGTTCCGCTCTCACTGCCGGCCAATGCCGCGCCACCGGTGATGCCCTTGATTTTCTTCGCCTGACGCACCGAAGCGTCATACTTAATATCATTCAGAGCGATTGAGCAGGATAGGCCCTCGTTCTGGCGCATGCTCAGGTCGATTTCCTGCACGCGCACCTTCTCGCCGTGAGCCACGGTAGGGGCGGTAATCCAGTCACCGGCGTGATAGTCAATGAGCGGCAGATTATCCACATTCGCGGTCACCAGATCGCGCGTGTACTGGCCACGCACTCGCGCCGCGTCATCCAAAGTGCTCTGCATGAATGCCTGGGCGGTGTCCTTATCTGACACGCCGCCCTGGCTGCTGTAGCTTTCCCACTTGCCCCACGGAGTCGGCGCGGCCGGATTATCCATGCGGAAGAGCAGGTTATTGTCTCCCTCGACGAGGATGGTGGACGCGAGGTCAGCGATGGACTCCTCGAAGGGTGCTTCGCTGATGTCACGCGCAAGCTGCAGCACAATACTCTTGCTCAGGTCGCGGCTCAAGGCGGTGCTGTCGGCATTCCACAGCTTGAGCGTCCTGCCGGACGTGCGCCAGTCGCAGCCGCCACCATTGACGAGAGCACTCAGGATGGTCTGCAGATCCGTGCCAAGAGAATAATAGAGCGTGTACTTTTTCGCCCATGCCGCGCCGCCTGCGTCCTTGGCGGTGCCGAAGCCCAAGGTCAGACCAGTGGCCACGCCACCACGCGCCCGGTTTTCGTCAAGCAGGGTCTTGAGAATCGTGCCCGGATTGGAGCTGTAGAAGGGGCGCTTGCCCTTGTTGTCCCCGTCAGTGATGAGGTGCGACGAATCGTTGTTTTCGGCCTTGGACAGGAGCCAGCTTATAGACTGACCGGAATAAGTGATGGTCTTGGTGCGGTCATCCGTCTTGCCGGAGCGGCCCGTGATGACGAATCGCGCATTGTCCGGCTCACGATAGCCGCTGCCATCCGACACCTCCACTGCCACTTCGAGGCCGTCCGTCAGCTCTCGGTCGAAAGCCTGAGCGTCACCGGACAGCAGCGAGTATTCGAGGGAAAGCGCGCCGTCATCATTGTGGAGCATCGAGGCGCTGAAGCTCACCGGCTCCGCCAGCACACCAAGTCGGTCACCGAAAGGCCGATAGGCCACCAGACGAGCATGCAAAGACTTGCCCATGATTAACTACTCCCAGGATTGCAAAAACCGGCAGGTCACCTTGTCGGCGCTGCCGGTCTGTTTGATTGCGAGGCGATAATCGCCAGAATCGATCGCGGGCCACACTTGCAGTGGCTCCGTGGTCCAGTCGATGCCATTCGACGCATCCGTACCACCGGACCATGCGTCGGCGTTGGCCGCCGTCCACGCCTTGCGATTGGTTGCATCGACGAAAAGGTAAGGTCGTGAGGCGTCGCGTTTGCCGCCCCACATTAGATTCGTGCCACTTATCGGGTCACTGATCGTGACGGCGGTTGCGGCACCGAAGCGCAATACCAGCGTGCCGATTGGCGCATTGGAAAGCCAGCCCTCGGGGATGGTGTCGAAAAGCTGCGAGGGCGAGGCGTTCGGCAATCCAGCCCAACGCGTCCAATACCCCTTGTCGCTGGGCTTGGCGACACTACCGGCCATGAGGCGCCCGCCAGTCGCGTCCAAGGTGCGCTCCTGCCACTGCTCCCCCTGCCAAAAAACATCCGGCAGTTGAAATACTGCAGTGGCCGCGCGGTGGTCATCCCACGGAATCTCGTCACCGTCCGGCTGACAGGACGTGCACACTGCGCTTGCAGTCATGCGCCGAGTCCAACCGGACACCGTGTCACGCTCCACGCGCGTCAGCTTGGAAGCCAAACGGCAGAGCCTATAGAAGCGATGCATCAGCACGTCGGAGTCAGGGCCATTGGTGATGAATTTCAGCGTGATTTCTGGCGCATCGAAAGCCACCGGACCAGCAGGAAGCATCACACCATTCCGACCATTCACGGTCACGGAATTAATGCGCGGGCTGATGCTCGTGAAATGGGTGGTGCCGACTATCAGGCTCGCATTGTCCCCGGTCAGATTCTGACCTTCGATGAGATAATCCGTGAGAATCATCGACTACCACCCTTTTTTCACTTGTGTCACCATTGCGGCATTGCCGCCGTCTGCAATTTCTGCTGCGTCGAAATCGACGTGGGCGCGATCGCCGGATAATTGAACGTCTGCGTGACATACGTGGCACCGGCACCGCCATTGCTGACATTCGCCCTGCCGGACTTCGACGCATCCACCTCGAAACCGCCATTGATCTGCGCGTTCATGCCATTGACGGTCTTCTGCACGTCCTTCCAGCCAGCCTTGAGGCTCTTGTCAAAGCCCTGCATGATGGCCAGACCAGCAGGCTTGAGCATCACCTTGTCGTAGCTCAAAGGGCCTTTATGTTTGACGATCCAATCGCCGATGCCACTCACAAAGCTCTTAACTTTGCCGAAAGCCGCCCTCAGACCATTGAGCAGACCATTGATGATCGACGCGCCGGCATTCCACAGCCACGTGCCAGCACCAGCGAAGATGCCGATAATCGCACTGCCAATGCCACCCAAAAAGCCGAGCACGCTTTGCACAACACCATACACAATTTGACTAAAGCCATTCCACGCCTGACTCCAATTGCCATGAATCAGGCCGGTCACCAGATTGATGACGCCTTGGATGACATTGACGATGCCCTTGACCACCATCGTGATGCCATTGATGATGCCTTGGATGAATGGCAGCATCGCTTGAATGGTCGGCAGCAGTGTCGAGCTGATGAAGCCGACGATCGCGGAAATGATGGTGGACACCAATGGTGCGAGAGCTTGAATCACCGGCACCAGCGCCTGAATCACGCTGGTAATCGCCTGCACCACAGTCGTGACCAAAGGCTCAAGGCCCTGAATCACCGGCGTGATGGCAGTCACCACGTCAGTGATGAGACTGCTAATCTGCGAGATGACCGGCATGAGCGCCTGAATCACAGCCGTGATGGCCGCGACCACTGCCGCGACAACCGGCTGCACACCTTGGATGGCCGGAGTTATCGCCTGAATGACGGTGGTCACCACGGTCAGAATGCCCTGAATGGCCGGTACCAAAGCACCAACAAGCGTGGAAATGATTGGCGTCAGCAATGGAATTATCTGGCCGACGAGATTGGTGATGACCGGCATCACCGCCGCAGCAAGCTGACTCAAAGCTGTCATGAGCGCCTGAATCGACGGCTGCAAAAGCTGAAAAGCCTGCTGCAAGCTGACGAAGGCATTCTGCAGCATCGTGCCGAATTCGCTGCGGAGCTGCGGGCTCGTGGCAATCAATCCGGCCAAAGCGCCAATCACAAGCGTGATAGGGCCACCAAGACCAGACAGGACGCCGCCGAACTTCGACAGCAATCCGCCAATCACCGGCACGCCACTCAATCCGCTCAAAGCGCCGCCAAGACCAGCCGCGCCAAGCAGACCAGTCACGGCTGCGATAGGGCCGGACAATCCAGACAATTGGCCCGTGAAGCCGCTGAAATTGATTTTGCTGATCTTGTCAGCGACAGCGCCGAACACTTTTTCAAGCGGCGGGCCGATCTTCTCGGCCAGTGCGGCCACCTTGTCGAAAAACGCGGTGATGAGCGGTTCGACGGCCTGCACCATCTTGATGACCGCGCCGCCGACACCACCGAAAGCAGCGATGAGATCATTGCCGACCGAAGTCTTCAATCCAGCGATCTCATGCTGGAGGATGGTCATCTTGCCCTGCGGCGTGTCCGCCAGGGCCTTGTTGATGCCGCCGAAATTCGCTTCCAGGACCTTCGCGGCCATCGCGGCCTTCTCGGACGCGCTACCCTCCTGAAGGACTTTTTTCTGCGCGTCCGTCATGGTCACGCCATATTTACTCAAGGCGGTTGCGCTGCCGGTCATGACCTTGCCGAGCAGGTTAGCGATCTGCACGCCATCCTGAGCGGTCGCGTTATAACCCTTGTTATTGGCGATCATGTCGGCCAAGGCGGGCGTCAAGGTCTTGACCTGATCGGCGGTCAGTGCGAAAGTGCCGAGCTGTGCCTGAGCGGCCTTCAAGGTGCCACCGGATATAACGCCGGTCTGTCCAAGCGTCTTATTCAGGCTGAGCAGCGACTTCTGCTCTTCCTCGGTCCAATTATTGTTTTTGGCGACCTGCTGGAATTTCGCGGTCACCTCACCGGCCTTGAGGGCCGCATCCACGGCCTGCTTGCCGAAATTCGCCAGATATCCGCCAGCGGCGCCAGCGGCGCCGGACACGACGGTGGCCATGCCCTTAGCCGCCTTGCCGATACCGCTCACGGCCTTCGAAGCGAAACCGGAAGCCTTGCTCAAACCCGAATGCAACGCATTACCGGCCTTCGCGGCCGCATTACGCGCACCCTCCGGCAAAGCATTCCAAGCAGCCGAAAACTTGCTTTTGATGTTGGACGTGACCTCGCCAGCCGTCGAACTGATCTTCTGCACCGCCGCGTTCACGCCTGGAATCTTGCCGACAATCTGCTGGGCCGTTGAGGTGAAGCCGGACGCCAGACGGCTGAACGTATTCTTGGACTTGTCGGATTCGGCCGCCAACTGCGTCTCAAGATCCTTGAGACGTCCCTGAGCCGTCTTGAGATTGTCGGACGCCGCCTTGAGATTGTCAGCCGCCGTCTTCTGTTTGATTTGAGCTTGTTCGAGTTTGATGGCCGCAGCCTGAGCCTGCGTGCTGTCCGCGCCATATTTCTGTGTGGCCGCGTTCAGCTTTTCCTGAGCGGCCTGCACCTGCACGCCAACCGCCTTGAATTTCAGCAAGGCGTCCGTATTCTTTTGCGAGGCTTGCGCCACGTCCTTTTTAAAGGACTTCAGGGCTTCGGAATTCAGCTCGGCCGCACCACTGTTGAAACCGCTTTTGAAGGCGCTGCCGATCTGCTTGCCCTGCTGCGCGCCATTGAAGCCCTTCGTGAAGGAGTTTTTCATGTCGGAGACGGCCTTGCCGGTCTCCTTGGCCACATTCTGGCGGAAGCCCTTCATCTGCGGGAAAATGCTCACATGCGCGGAACCAAGCTCGCTACCGCCAGCCATGACAGCCTCCTCTATTCACTTGTTTTTTTGAAGCCGAAGATGCTGCTCATCGACTCCAAAGCCTCACGACGCTCCTCATCGGTCACCTCGACATGCTTCTTCCCAACCTTTTCCGGCGCGAGATCGCCAAGAATCGACGTGCCGCCCGCCTGAATCGCGGTGATGATAGCCGTCGCATCCATCGGCAGCACCATATGCACCGCAGTCATACCGGTGTAAGTGTTCGGATCGGCCGAAAGGTTCTCCCACAAGGCGATCGCGTCCGCGAAACGGAGCCTGCCGCCCAAATCGGCCTGCAGACTCCATCCACGCGCCGCGAAATCGGCTCTTATTCGACTGCCGTCTTCTCCTTGGAGGAGCTGGCAGAAGCCGACGATTTTCCCAAATCAGCGCCCTGCATCTTGGAAATGATTTCGCCGTAATCGGCGAGGATGTTCATGGGCACCATGACCGGCTCCTTCGCCAACTGCCGCGCCGCATCCTCACCGGCGAAAGCCGTCAGCATGTCCTTGAGCGCCTGAATCTGCTCGGTGTCGGACTGCAGATTCGACAGACGTGCGAAATCATCAATCGACAGTGCGAGAGGTAGTTTGTAAATGTGGCCGTGCGGTGCGAGGAACCATACGCTGCCGTCCTTGATGAGGTGCTTCACCTTCATCCGCTTGGCCGACGCTTCAAGCGCCTTCTCCTCGTCCTCCTGAGTCCAGGCTTCGAAATCGGCGGCGGAGGGCATCACATTCTTGGTCATTTCTTCCTTCTTTCAAACGACTACGAAAAATTCCTTTACTTTGTTGGATGAAGAGGAAGAATCCCAGCACATGCGAAGAAAGGAAGAAAGAAACATGTGCAGGGAAGAGTCAATGTCAGTCGGTGACCGGCTGAGACTCGGAATCATCAGCCTGATGATCGGTTGCATGAGAATCGGACGAAGCCTTCGGCGTCACGAAGGACTGCAGGTACTTCGAGGCGCCGGAATCGCAGGCGTCGTCCTGAATCCATTCGATGGTCCAAGCGTCACCGGTGTTCTTGCCGGCAGTCTCCTGCCCCTGCTCGTTGCCGGTCAGATTCACGACACCAAGACGACGGCGGTGCGTGCCGTTTTTAAAAACGGTCTCCTTGTAGCAGAACCACTTGCCATCCTGAATCACATCGGTCACGTGATACACGCCACTGGAGTCCGGCGTGCCGATCGTCATCTTGCGTGTGATGTCGTTATCCTCGGCCACGGTGAACTGCTCGGTCAGCGACGCCTTGCCGTTGATCGAATAGCCTGGCTGGTGGAATTTGATCGCATCATCGGCGTCACGGCTGTCCTGCGGGGCACCATCCTCGGTGATAAGGCCGACGAAGCCGCCCTTGCTGAAAATCTTGTCCAAGCCGGTCTTCACGTCGGCCACGGTCGGCGCGATGAGATCGGCGGTCAGCTTCTGAGTCGCGTCATAGGGGGCGAAACGGTATGCGCTTGTAACCACGATCTTCGCGGCGCTCAGGTCATTGCCTGCTGAATCAGCTGCCATATTTTGTCCTTTCAAACAAAAAGGCGCTGAAACAAACGTTTCAACGCCTAAAAATTAAGAATTATTGAATTATTGGAATTCCAATAGCGGAGAATTCGACAGTCAGATAGCATCTGGCGATGTTCGCGTCCTCGGCCACGAAATACGGACCATTGCACCCGTCCTCCTCGACTGCCGCGATCGGCGAACCATCAAGCGAGCAAATCTCAGGGTCGGTGAGCAGGCCGTAGATTTTCGCCGCCAGATCACGACAATCACCTGGAAGAGTGCGACTGCCATAACGCACGGTGATACCAATGCTGCGGTCGAAAAGTACGCGATTGGACTGGCTGCCGCCATCGTCACGCACGACCACGAGAGGATAGGAGCCGTCGTAATCGTCCGGCTCTCGAATGTGCACGAGAATCTTGCCGTAGGAGGGCTTCAGCTTGCCACGGAGGTAAGCGCACAGCCATGCTTCGAGGTCTGGTGGTAGCACTGCCGTCATGACTTGCCAGCCTTGAGCGCCTTGCGGAGGTTGCCGGTCCGCGATTCCACGAGCAGGGTTTTCGGATCGGTGCCGACCACCATGCAGGTGGTGCGGTGCGCATGCTTGACCTCCTCGATCTGGAGGCCGTCACGGTATGCGCCGGTGTCCACTGGAGCGTGAGCCTTCGCATATTCCAAGGTCTTTTCGGCCGCCCTGCGGGTCATGGCCTTGACGCCAGCCGAATTCATCAGCTCATCGAAATAGCGATCGTTGAATTTGACCATCACACCCAAGACCATCACCCCCTGTACTCGGATAGTGGAATCTCAATCGTCGGCCGCCAGCCCGTGAAAGCATTCACGTCACGACTCGGATAGCCGGATACCTCCCAACACCTGCCGTCATCCGGCATGGCCCTGATGCGGTCGCCGGGCATGATATCGAGTGACGGGTCGGTCGAGGTGAGGTAAGCCGTGCTCGTGGTCTCCTCACGCAAGGCGTCAGGAGACCTCATGCTGCTGGAGCTGGAAAGCGAGCCATTGAATTCCAGCACGTCCGGGTGGTCCCAATCCTCACCAGTCAACTCGCCCGAATACCGGTCCATGACCTTCTTCGCACGCAAACGCCGCCACTTGGTCGCGCCAGACATGTTGAAGGACGTACCACCGCCGAGATAATCCAATGCGGAAGTCACGGCTTCACCCCCCACGTCAAGCGGTAGGGCTGCAGCGTGCGCTTCTCGGACTCGAAAAGCGCCACATTAGGCACACCACCATCGGAGCCGGAGCGATAGGTGACGCTGCTGCCATTCGTGGATTGAGCTGACACCGTGCCGGGAACCTGCATCACACGAGACGCGATGTCCAGCAGAATCATCTGCACTTCCGGCACATCCTCCAAATCCCAACCATCGGTAATGGTCGCTTCCACACTCCCCGGCAGATCGGGAAAGGTGGCGCCATTGACCAGCACAAGGCTCCCGGCCTCGCTGTACCGCGCATCCTGCACGTGTTCCACGCCATCAAGCTTGAGACTCGAAAGCGCGGTCACATGCTTGGATGGCAAGAGCAGCGAATCACCGCCGTGACCATCCAAGCGAATCGTACGAGTGACGGAAGGCGCGACATGCCAGCCGCAATACCGGCGAATCGCAGTCTGAGCGGCATGCATCTTGAAACCGGCATCGACTTGGAAAGAGTCGGCGCTTGGAATCAGATCACCAATCACGGCAGTCATGCCGCACCCCCAATCACTTACTTGGCTGCCATCAGGCCAGCGGCCACCAGAGAATCGACAAGAGCATCGAATTCCTGCTTGGTCGGCGCATCGCCTGCGGCCTTGGACACATTCTTCGCCACCGGAAGAGAGGCGGCACCGCCGATAGTGACCGGCTT